AGAAATTATTTCAAAAATTGATTTTTTCTTAAGAAATAAGGATTGGTATTATAAAAAAGGCATTCCTTATTCTCTAGGAATTGGTTTACACGGTCCTCCTGGAACTGGTAAAACTTCGTTTATTAAAGCGTTAGCTAACTATACTAATAGACATATTATAGTATTATCTCTTAAAATTATTAAAACAAAACGTCAATTGGAGAGATTTTTCTTTGAAAATACCTATAATGAATCTAATGAAAAAGGCGACATATCTTTTGATAAAAAAATTATTGTATTTGAGGATATAGATTGTATTGGTGATATTGTATTAGATAGAAATAAAAATGAAGAAAAACCTAAAACTATTAAATCGGATAGCGAGAACATTAAAATTGGTGATGTTTTACAATCAATTTGTGAACTTAATGAATCTGGTACCACAAAAATAATAGCAAAAAATAATGAAGAGGCTATAACATTAGATGACATTCTTAACTTATGGGATGGAATTAGAGAGACTCCTGGAAGAATTTTAATTATTTCTTCAAATCATTATGACAAATTAGACCCTGCTCTAGTTAGACCAGGTAGAATTGACATTACACATGAACTTAATAATGTTAGTCACAATACTTTAGCCGAGATGTATTTTAATTTATTTGAAACGAAAATTGATAGAGAGAAACTTATGAAGGTTGAAGAATTTTTATATTCACCCGCTGAAATAATAAATATGTATGTAGCAAATAAAAATGAAGAGGCATTCATGAAAAGATTGCTTGAAAATAAAAATGTTTAAATTGCTGCAAACCAATTTTCACCAACACCTTTACCCATTTCAGCAAACAGAGACCAACCTTCATTATCTCTTCTAGCCGCGTCTACTAAAGTAAGCCATTTTTCATTATTTTCATCATTAGGATCAATAGGATTTCTTTTGGGGTTTGTTATATATCTAGCTATTACATACTCTTCACTTGGACAAGGTATATCAGGTTTTGTTACGTCACATTGATATGTTTGGGCATCGCGATTTCGCAATCTATCTTTGTTACAAGCTAGTTTAGTTGCTAAACTATCAACATCAGTAAATTCTCTACTTGTAGCTCTACAAACCCAACGAATATATGAAGCACCTAAACCTTTTGCTTTATTTGAAGCACCAATATTATTACATTTTTCTATCCATTTATCAATTAAACCATTAATTAAATATTTATATAATTCTCGAACATAAGAACATGGAAATTTTTTAGCTATTAAATTTCGACTTCTTCCTGTATTTGTTGTAACTATAGCTTCATTAATCATATTTTCTAATATTCCTGGTTTGATAGTTGTTTTTAAACTTTCCAATATAGAGTCTGTAGAATTACCCTTAATTTGAGTAAAAATATTTGGAAAAATATCACTATCTAAAGTGTTAAGAAAATCTTCAAATTTTGCTCCACCGAATTGTATTTTTTTTCTTTTATGTAATGTTTTTTTATGTTTTTTTGTTTTACCTTTTAATATTTTAGATTTCATTCTTTTAAAAGTTTTTTTAAAGATTTTTTTCATTTATAAATTATATAAATATTTAATTTATAAATTATATAAAATTTTACGTTTTATTATAAAATAGTTAATAACTTTTTATAATAATTAAATGATTAATGAATATGTAATTAAACTAATAGAAAATTTACCAGATGAAATTAAAAATGTAAAAGAACCTATGATTATAGATTTAGTTCTTGATGGTGGCGTTTTTAATGGAAGTTACCATGTAGGAGCATTATATTTTTTAAAAGAAATGGAAAATAGAAAATATATAAAAATTAATAGGATATCTGGATGTAGTATTGGTTCCATTGTTGGATTTTTATACTTCATTGATAGTCTTGATTTAATGTCAAAATTTTATGAGGTTATTAACACAGAATTTAGGCAAACATACAGTCTTGGTTTTATTAAAAATATGAAAAAATATTTAGGCGACAGAGTGCCTCATGATATATGTGAAAAAGTAAATGGAAGATTATATATTACATATAACAACATAAAAAAGGGTACTAAACCTGTCAGATCAGTTTACAAAAATGTTGATGACATCATTAATACAATTATTAAGTCTAGTTATATACCTTATTTGATAGATGGAAATGTACTATATGAAAATAAATGTATTGACGGTATAACACCTTTTATCTTTACAGAAAGAGAGAGAAAAATTCTATATTTGGATCTTTTTGGTAGTGACAAAGTGGGAAACTTATTAAATGTCAAAAATGAAAAAACAAATTATCATAGAATTCTCTCTGGATTACTTGATATACATAGTTTTTTTATAAAGCAAAGCAACACTCCAATGTGTAGTTATGTTAATAATTGGACGTATTATAATATATGTTTTAACTACATTAAAACTATAATTGAGAGAATATGTATTTATTTAATACATGTATTAATATTTGTAAAAACGCATATTTCAGATGAGTTTAAGGAGACCGTAATGTATAAAATATTATCAAAAGTATCATATGATATTTTTATCATAATATTGGAAAATTATTGTTTATAAGTTTGAATTATTAAGCATTTATATTATTAATAAATATGTCAGATATTGAAATCCTTAATATTTCTAATTCCGAGTTCGTATTAGGTGATATCCCTGATATTAATGAAGTTGTTTCTTCTTTCAATAGCGAAGATTACTTAAAATATATTTATATTGCTATTGCGATTGTTGTTCTTATAATATTATTTTTGATTTATAAGTATTATACTAACAAAGTGAAAAAGGTTACATTTCAAGATAAACTAAATAATTGTTATGAAGATGTTTGTTTTAGAGATGTAGGTTACTCTTAATATTTTCTTCGCGTTTTACCTCCATATATAGCAAATCCTTTATTTTTTTTGGTACCAACTTTTCTTTTCTTTTTTTTATCTACTTTTTTGCCTTTTTGTAGTTTTTCTGTTTTTTTATTTTTCATATCATCTGGCTTATAATTTAAAAACCATTCTTCCATTTCTTTTTTGTCACCTTTTTGTTTAATTTCTTTATATTTTTCTGCTTTATGTGCGCGTATTTCTTCAACAGATTCTTGATGTCCATAACAAGTAATACTAAAACGTTTAAGTAACCCTTTTTGTTCTAATCTATTTTTTTGTTGAACATCAAAAAGAAATTTTGACATACATAGTATTCTCTCTAAGAATTGATTATAGTAAGGTCTATCGGCATATAAAAAAGCTAAATAAAAACTCAACATAGTATCAATTGTTGCTATTTTAACCTTTTGACCTTTTATATTAAGAATATTATAACTATGACAAGCTATCGGTTTATATATAATAGCAACTGTATCCTTACCAACTTTAACCTCATAATGTTCTGGTATTACTTCTCCAACTTGTTGTCTTTTAATTATTTTGGCATTATTAATATTAATATCTTTTAAGCGTTCTTTTACTATTTGTGATGTTGTTTCTGGATCATTTGATAGTACATCAAAGTCTGCTATTCTCTCTAATTTATGTTGAAGATTCTTCGGCATGTATTGAGAATATAATGAAATAGCGTATCCACCAAAAAATACTACACCTTGATTAACGAGTGTATTTCTAACATTATCATAAATATCTTCTTCCTGTGTTTTATTTTCCATATCTCTTTGAAACTCAACATCATTACAATTTATATTTGTAATTGGATAGTGTTTGTTTAAAAGTGCTAAACGTTTCATTACTTTTTCCCATCTACTTGTATCTCCGGCTGGTCTTGATAACTCCAAATACATTGACATTCTTAGATAATTTGGTGGTGTATATAAAATTCCACCAACTCTGATTGAATCCTTTTTAAGAGCATTATATATTGGTTTTGGTAAAAGTGTAATATCAGCAACTGGTATATAATTAACAAAAACCTTATATGTACCGTGATGTTGACCTGCCTTTGCTTCTACATCTGTAAAACCTTTTTTATAATATATATCTGCTAATTCTTTTGCGTCATCTAAAGCATTTATAGTAAAAAAATCATAGTCTGGTACTTCCAATTCCTTGTTATAAAATTGATCTTCAGTTGGTAATATATTATTAATTGCGGTTCCTCCATAACAAATTAAATTTTTTTGTTTAATGAAGTCTTCTACTATTTTAATAATATTTCTGATATCTTCTGAATTTACAACACGTTTTGCTATTTTTTCTTCGGCTTTATCAACTGCCATTCTTAATATTGCTAATTCACAATCATCAAACGTTAAATCTTTACAAACATTTTTTGATTTCATACTTTCTTATATATTAATTAGAATTAATTACTAAATAAAATTGAAAAAAGTTATAGAAATAATGACAAATATAAATTATATAATATGACCGAACCTCTTGATTCTTCTAGTTTATTAAAACTAAATAATGTTAATTCTTCGATTAGAAAAAAAAGAATTAATTCAGAAATAATAGAACTTAAAAATAATTATGAATTTGTTGATTTGTCATTTGATAGTGATAAGGATTTACTTATATTAAAAATAATAGATAATAATTTAAGTTCACAATTTAACACTCTATACTTTGTTTTACCAAACGAATATCCATTTAAACCTCCTAAAATTTTAATAAATGGTCAAGATTATATGAGTTTATTAAAATTAAGTAAGCCTGATAAATTAAATGCTTTAAAATCTTTGACTAAAAAATGTTGTTTATGTTGTTATACAAATATTTGTAATGATAACTGGTCTCCAGCGATAACATGTTGTAAACTTATTTCTGAAATAAATGAAAATTTAAAACTTATAAACAAAATTACCTTAAAAATAGCATTTGATAAATTAAAACTACTTTTACGCGATGACTACAAAAATATTGAAAATATAGTGCCTTTTATGAAAAAAATATTTTAAAATACATTAATTATTTTAATAATTGAAATTATAGTAATCTGTTCCTACGTTACGTGTAGAATATGAATACTCTGGTTTTTGTGGTGTTGGTTCAGGAATTGTAACAGGTATGTATCTTAGATTCTCTGGTTTTAAGGCGAAAGCATAACCTGCTCTATCAAAAAACAA